TTTATGTCTATATACGTTGTTCGCTGTGGTACTTTTTGGAACTTTAAATTTTGTTTCTACTATTTTTTTTAAAGGTAACGTTCTTACTTTACCAGTATAAACCTTACGGTTGGCACCAGTATAAACTTTATGGCTGGCATTGGCACTAACAATTTTATTTCTATTTTTATTATTAATTTTATTATTTTTAATATTTGTTTTTGGTCTATATATAAACCTGTTTTTATTAAGGTTATACCCAACATTATTATTATTTCTTCTTTTTATGGTTTCGTTTTCATTTTCATTTGTATTAGTTTTGTTATTATTCGATGAATTATTATTATTAATTCTATTAGAACTCATTCTTATCATTGACATATATTTTTATACTAAAGGAAAACTTTGGCAGAAAAATATGTTAATCGTCCATTCTATACTGGAGTAAATTGATTATGTCTAAGAAATAATCGAGCGATGCATCTATAAAATCACCACCGTAATTCTTTTTTAAGATATTATTTGTATCAAAAACAACAAATAAGGCAAATAGTAACGACCCTATCTTTGCGTATTTCTTTTCACCGGGGCTAAAGAGTCGTGAGAGTATGAGCGCTAAGAGACCGAAGAATAAGAGTACACCGAGTGGTCTTAGATCGAACCCGAATTGGACGCTAAGAAGACCAAGTATAAACATACCTATGAATATAGTAACGACCTCTAAAAGTGCCTCTTTTATATTAGCTTGTGGTGAAAGGTAAGCGCCCATGAGAATCGATATGATCGTGAATAGACCAAACTTAAACGGTAAACTTAATTTAGTAAATACGAGTACTAAAAATAAACCTATTAAAAGGAGTAAATTAAACAGTGCATTTCTGGCCATGAATTCGCTATACGATGGGCTTTCTATGACGGTTTTAGCGGATTGGTACGCGACGAGACCCTGAAAAATAAGGTTTGCAAATACGGCACTCATGAAAGGTGCTTTACCCTGTAACGTATTCATTTATAATTCGTCAAGATAATTTTCACCGCGACGTTTTCTTTTTATTAAAACGATTCCGAGTGTGAGTGATATTAACCAACACTGAAATTGTGATAATCCGTAAGGTTCTTCGATCATAAACATTTTTAATTGTATATTATACTATTTATAACTTTATCTTGTTTTGTAATCTTGTGAGTGTGTAATGATGATATAAGTGTGTGCCCGATAAGAATAGGGATATATACGCTATTGGGTTTTGTCTTGCACGTTTATCGAGTAATATGAGTAATGCTAATGTTAAAGTTACTATAGTTGGCATGGTAAACAAAAAGAATTGAACATCGGTTAAATTGGCACTTTTTTCGGGTTGGGAATCCATTTAGTATAATTAAATATTTTTTCTAAAGGTGTTTTCTACAAACGGCCATGTACATTTCCTTACCACCTACGAGTTCAACTTTATCGCTATTAACAATACGTTTCGTAAAAGGACCGTGTGTTCCGTCCATACATTCCATACACATAGCTGATAATTTGAAAACTTTATCGGCAAGTGGTATACAATCTAAAATTTCACCTATTTTATCCTGTTTATAATCACCGTCGAGACCTGTTAATATAATTGTTTTACCACGTTTGAGTACTTTTTCTACAAAAACTTTTAACCCTATAAAAAACTGTGCCTCGTCTATGGCTATTACATCCACGTCTTGGTAATTGAGTTCGTTAAGATTATTTGTTTTTACACAATCAAATTTCATGTTATCGTGTGTTCGTAGAACGTCTTCTGCACACCGTGTATCTTTACACGAGTTTATGACGAGTATACGTTTTCCTATAACCTCGTACCTTTTTAAACGTCGAACGAGTTCGGACGTTTTACCCGAAAACATGTTTCCCATTATGATTTTCAAACTCATTATTAATTAGTATTGAACTTATATTTTTAAATATAATATTAATATAATATAGAATGTATTTTAATACATATGTTATAAATTTGGATTCGCAAAAGAAACGGTACGAGGTTCAGGAAAAGAAACTTAACGATGTTGGTATATATCCTACGCGTATAAGTGGGTATATGTATGATGACATTAGTGAAATCGAAATAAAAAAACATTTTGATTTTCTTTTTGGAATCGATAGTTTTGCTTCTAGATCTGCTATTGGGTGTACGTATAGTCATATACAAGCACTTAAACATTTTTTAGATAATGATCCTTATAACGTTGCTTTAATAATGGAAGACGATGCTTTTCCTTTATTTACTAACGTTGCTCACTTGGAAAAGAAACTTGATAATATAGATTGGGATTATCTAAGTTTACACTGTGATGGTATATGTCCTAAAACAAAAGATAAAAATACTAAGTATTCGGGGTCGACAGCGGCATATTTTATTACACATGAAGGTGCACAAAAAATAATAAACCATAAGCATTCAACGCACATTGATATGGAGACAAATGGTATTAAAAATTTAAATAAAAAGGTTGATTATAAAAATTCGTTTTGGACGGATGAAGATAATATAATGGGAGGTGAAATAAGTACGAATAGGTACAAAAGGCATTGTCCTCAAATAGTAGAAGACTTAACAAAGTATTTGTATAATAGGGGTGAAAAAACGATATGTCATACTAAAGATTATGGTATTATTCGTATTCCTATTATCGGGTATAATGTAACGAATGGAGATGTATTTTTTATTCAAACGGTTATACTTTTGATAATTTTATGGGTAGTTGTGAGACGATTAAATAAATTAAAGAAAGTTTGAGTATATAAATAAAATATAATGCCAGAAACACTTCAAATTAAACGATTAACACTAGATGCAACTTTACCGACACGCGCGTCTCCGGGATCAGTTGGGTACGATTTATACAGTTTAAACGATTTGGTTATTCAACCAAATTCTAGGGATATTGTGAGTACGGGTGTGTGTGCGACTATCCCATTGGGGTGTTATGGACGCATAGCACCAAGATCGGGTTTAACTGTAAAATACGGAATTCATGTTGGTGCGGGTGTGATTGACCCTGATTATACGGGTGAACTTAAGGTCTGCTTATTTAATCTCGGATCAGTTCCGTTCGAAATTAAACAAGGGGAAAGAATTGCTCAGTTAATTTTAGAGAAGTGTTCGACACCTCTTATACAAGAAGTAAATGAATTACAAAAAACTATGCGTGCGAACCGAGGTTTTGGTTCTACGGGTACACTGTAAATGTTATTTTCTTTTAAGTTGATAAATGTGTTCTACTATGACAGTCGAACCAAGTGTAGTTAATATAATGTTATCGTATTCAAAACCATAATATACAACAATAGCTCCCCATATAAACGCAAGCAAATCTGTGACAGGTGCTGCCATATAACTACAATTTGATTCTGTTGGTATTGAGTTTTCCATTATTTGGTAATATATTGTACCTAATATTATAGAAAGTAAAATGGCTTGTGTATGCATATTATATATTATTACTTATTAAATTAGTTACCGAATGCGACGCCACCCATACCATTCTTAATCCTGAGAATGTTATAGTTGACACCGTATGCACGAACAGCACCTACCGCACCTGAACTACCGTTTGCGGTACCTTTTAAATCTAATTTCGCGGAATCAATACGCGAAAAGTTGAGTGAACCTGTTGGTTGTGATTTATTCATTGTAAGACATAATGGCCACGTGGCTACTGGTTCAGTGTCTAGTGCTTCTGGGAGAACGGAACAGTGTCTACCTGGAACAACCTTTGTGTGATATTCACTTGTCATATTTTCGAAAAGTGGTGTACCGTTTATATACATGGTACCTTCGGTAAATGACCAAATATTAGTTTGTGTAGATGCGGCGATATGAACGGCCTTAACTGGGTGGTTAAAGTACGAAAGATCGACCGACGTATCATCTTTGTTCATTGGTTGGTATTGAACTTGTGTGATGAGGAGTTCGTGTTCGTTATTCACGAAGAATTCACGCTCGGCTGTATCCAAATACACGTACGAGGCATACGCTTTTGGTGATATCGCACCGAGATCACTACTTCCACCAGTTCTACACTTGATTCTAATTTCAACTTCATGGTATTGAAGCGCGACGAGTGGTAAGGATTTGGTCCAGTCTTCACTGAAAAAGAATGGTATGACGTAACTACCCGTACTAGAATTTGCTTCTACACCCCTGGTATTTGTAGCAGCGGAAGCCTTTGCCTGAGATTCGTTATAGAGAACGTTATGAACACCCGCAACATAGAGAGCATCCAATTTACACACTTCTTGACCACCTATCCAAAGAGAAAATTCGGTTGGGTTTGATCGAGAATTAAATAAACTTGTTGTGGGTGCTACTTCATGGTGGGTGTTAATATTAGTACCTTCGAGCCAAACATAGCTTAAAAGATCACCCTTTGACCGGATTGGAATTTTGATTTCGGCACCAGCTGTAAATGAACCGATATAATCGAGACGTTCTGGTTTTATCGCGAAGTTGGTATAACGTTTATAGTTTTGTCTGAAAAATGAGACTTGTGGGTCGCCTGTGATGTACACATCTTGTGCACCTACTGAT